GGAAAGCGGCCATCGATTGGTGCACCGGTATTGCCAAGGGAACCTTGGAAGCGCCGACCGACCCGGCGGAAGGGGCGGATACCGTCGATCCGGACGAATTGCGCATGATCGCGCTGTAAGGCGTTATGGGGCGACTATCGGCCAAGTGTCGCCACACTATTCACCCAATGCGCGATCGCCTCAAAGGGCGTTTATAAACGTTTTTAAACAGGGTTTAAATGGATGGCTGGGGAAACGGTGACATTGGCGCTGCTGGATGGGGTGGAAACCCGCTTGCGGGAGGGGCTGCCCGATCTGGATGTAGCGTTCTATCCCGACACTCCAGAACATTATCGGTTGGGCCATCAGACAGTCGGGGCCGTGCTGGTGGGGTATGGCGGCGCATTCCTGAGCGCGGCCGGCGGCACTTACCGCCCTGTGGAAGATAGCGAAATCATCGTCCAGCGCCGCACGGTCATCGTAGCGCTGGTCATCCAGGTGCGCAGCCTGCGCGAGCGTCATGGCGCCATCGCGGTCATGGATCAGATTCGCTCCTTATTATTAGGGTTCGCCCCGCCGCATGGCGGACCGCTCTACGGCGATCGCGAATTTTTCATGAGTTCCGAGAACGGCATCTGGAGCTACGGCGCGCATTACCGCACCGATACTGTGGCTGTGGCGGACGCGGATGGCGATACCGGTCCGTTGCTCAAACATCTCACCCTTACGTCGCCCTACGGCGATCGCGACTGGATCAGTCAGGAGTAACCGTCTATGTCCGTCTCTTATCTGCATGGCATCGAGAGCATCGAAATTGATGACGGCGCTCGATCGATCAAAGCCGTCAAGTCCGGCGTGATCGGGCTGATCGGCACCGCGCCGGTCTGGAGCGCGTCCGATCCCGCGCCTCTCAATAAGATCGTGACCATCACCGACCGCCGAGCTGGCGTCCGTCGCTTCGGCTCCGATTATGCGGGGTACTCGATCCCGCAGGCGTTGGCGGCGATCTTCGATCAGGGCGGCGCGGAAATCCTGGTCATCAATGTGTTCGATAGCGCGACGCACAACAGCACGGCCACCGACGAGGCCGTGACGCTCAATGCGCGCGGCAAGGCCACGCTGGTGCATCCGGGCGTTCTAGCGACGCCCACGATCAAAAGCAGTGATGGCAATACCACCTATGTCCATGGCGATGACTACACCTGGACAGCGGCGGGCGACATCGTGCGAGTCGCCACGGGAGACATCCCCGCCGAAGCGTCGCTCAAGGCGAGCTATACCTATGCCGACCCGAGCAAGGTGCTGGCGGCTGACATCATCGGCACGGTGGACCCGGATACCGAAGAGTATACGGGGATGAAGTTGTTCGAGATCAGCTATTCCCTGCTGGGGCTGTTCCCGAAGGTGCTGATCGCCCCTGGCTACGCCGATCAACGCGCAGTCAGCGTGGCGTTGGATTCCCTGGCGTCCAATATTCGCGCGGTCGCGCTGATCGATGCGCCGGTGGGGCAGACCGTACAAGAGACGATCGAGGCCCGTGGCGCGGATTCCAACCCGTTCAATACGTCCAGCGAACGCCTGGTGTTGTGTTATCCCCGCGTGAAGGTCTACGACGCGGACACGGACAGCACCCGGCTCGAACCGCTGTCGCAGCGGATGGCCGGGCTCATCTCGACCGTGGATGATGATGAAGGCTATTGGGTTTCGCCCTCCAATCATGAGATTGCCGGCATCATCGGGCCTGAACGGTTGCTGACGGCGCGGCTGAACGATGCCGAAACCGATGTCAACAAGCTGAATGAGGCCGGTATCGTCACGATCTTCAACTCATTCGGCACCGGTTACCGCCTGTGGGGCAACCGCACGGCCGCCTGGCCGGTCGAGCCGCATCCCAAGAACTTCCTGGCCGTGCGCCGCACCGCCGATATGCTGGCCGAGAGCATCGAGTTTTCCATGCTGGAATATCTGGACCGGCCCATTACCAATGTGTTGATCGATGCCATTGCCGAAAGCGTCAATCAGTTCATCCGGACCCTGATCGGTCGGGGCGGCTTGATCGACGGCAAGTGCTGGTTCGATGCCGCCCTCAATCCCTATACCGAAATCGCACTGGGACATCTGACCTTCAGCGTCGATTTCATGCCGCCGCCGCCGGCTGAACGCATCACCTTCGAGCACTACATGGATCTGACCATGTTGGCACAGTTGACCGGTAGCGCCGCCTAAGGAGCCGCCCTGCTATGAGTAAGATCCAAGTCAATAAGATCGTCAACGCGAATGTGTACCTGGACGGCTCCAACTTGTTGGGGCGCGCGCAGGAAGTGCAGTTGCCCACGATCAAAGCCAAGATGGCCGACCATGAAGCCCTGGGGCTGGTCGGCGTTCCCGAGTTTCCGGCCGGGCTGGAAAAGATGGAGGGCAAGATCAAGTGGGCCAGCCTGTACCCGGAGGTGCTGGGCAAGGCGGCGACGCCCTTTACGCACTACAGCCTGCAGGTGCGAGGCAATCTCGAAACCTACGATTCGACCGGGCGGGTGTCCGAAGTTCCCGTGGTCGGGTTGTTGACGGCTGGGTTCAAGTCGGTCCCGATGGGCACCTACAAGGCGCGGGACAATGCCGAGTTCGAAACCGACATCAGCGTGTATTACTGCAAGCTGACCGTGGACGGCAATGACGTGTTGGAAATCGACGTGCTGGCGAATATCTGGCGGGCGAACGGTGAAGATCTGTTGACCACCTATCGCGCCAATATCGGAGGGTAACCCATGATGACCCTGACGCTCAGTGATGGCCGAGTGGCCACGATTCGAGAAGGCAAAGGCCGCGATCTGCTGGCCGCCCAGCGCAAGATGCGCGACAGCAGCGAAATGATTTTCGCGCTGGCGGCGGAGTTGACGACGGTGGACGAAAAGCCCGTCATTTTCGAGGATCTGTTGGACTGGCCGGTGCAGGACGTGCTGGCGGTGCAGAACGCAGTGGCGGGAAATTTTCCCATGCCCTCCCTAACCGCCGCGCCATCGTCCACCTCGCCCACGTAACCGGTTGGGCCTTGGAGAGTGTATTGGCCATGACGATCGTCGAACTGTCCGAATGGTGCGCCGACGCCGTGGCGTACTGGAACGAGCTGCACCGCCCCCCCGAGGATTGACCTGTGTCGTTGGATCTGGTCCTATCGCTGATCGTTCGTCTGCGTGATCGCGCCAGCGACGGCTTGCGCGACCTGACGCGGCGTGGGAAGGAATTGCAGGATCAGATCGAGCGAATCAACCGCGTGGGACATCAGTTCGCGGCAGCCGGCGCCGGAATGGCGACCGGTGGGGCGGCGATCCTGGGCGGCGTTGGCGTCACCGCCAAGACCTTTGCCGATACCGAGGATGCCGCCACCCGCCTGCGGTTGGCGCTGATGCGCTCGGACGGTGGCGCGGCAGCCTTTGCGGAGATCAACCGGCAGGCCGAAGAACTGGGCGATCGGTTGCCTGGCACGACCGCTGATTTCCAACGGATGATGACGATGCTGATCCGGCAGGGCCTGGATGCCAAGACCATCCTGGCCGGCACCGGGGAAGCAGCGGCCTATCTGGCGGTGATGCTGGAGAAGACTCCGGACGATGCCGCCGAATTCGCGGCCAAACTCCAGGATGCAACCGGAACTGCCGCCCAGGATATGGTCAAGCTGGCCGATACCATCCAGCGGGTGTTCTATCTGGGCGTCGATCCCGGCAGCATGTTGGAGGCGTTTTCGGCCCTGGCCCCCGGCATGGCCTCGATCAAGCAGAAAGGACTGGCGGGCGCGCAGGCCATGGCTCCTCTGATCGCTATGCTGGACCAGTCCGCCCTGGTCGGTGGCGCGGCCGGCAATGCCCTGACCAAGATTTTCCAAGACAGCTTCGACCTCAAGAAGCTCGGGAAGGCCAACGAGATCCTGAAAGAATTCGGCATTGCGTTGAAGTTCACCGACGCCAAGGGCCAATTCCTCGGGCTCGACAATCTGTTCACTCAGTTCGAAAAGCTGAAGAAACTTCCCGAAACCATCAAGCTGCCGGTCATCAAGGCGCTGTACGGCGACGACAAGGAAACCAAGCAGGCGCTGGATACCTTGATGAACAAGGGGAAGGCGGGCTATGACGAGATGATGGCCAAGATGCAAGACCAGGCCGACCTGCAAAGCCGCATCAATAGCCTGTTGGGGACGTTGAAAAATTTGTGGGATGCCGCCAGCGGGACGTTTACCAATCTGCTGGCGCGGTTGGGCGAGACGATCAGCCCGGAATTGAAACAGCTGACCACCTGGTTCGGGGATCTGTCGGGGCGGATGCGGGCCTGGATCGATGCCAATCCGCAGGTGGCGCGCACCTTGATGCTGATCGTCGCCGGCGTGGGCGTCTTATTGAGCGCGCTGGGCGGATTGGCCGTGGCCATTGGGGGGGTGCTGGTGGTGATGGCCCCATTGATCGTTGCCGCACGCCTGGGCGGATTGATGGCATTGATCCGGCTGGCTCCTGGTCTGGGGATGCTAGGACGCGCCCTGGCCTTCTTGATTACCCCGATTCGCAGCGTTGGAGCCGCGCTGCTGTGGCTGGGACGAGCAGTGATGCTGCATCCCGTGATTGCGGCGGTGGCGGCCTTGGCAGTGGGAGCCACTTGGCTTTATCGCAATTGGGACCGGGTAAAGGCGTGGTGGCCAGGATTCTGGGCCAGCATGAAAACGGTGGCCGGCAATGCCTGGAGCGCAATCAAAACGGCGTCCAGTATCGCCTGGACGGCCATCAAGACCCTGGCGGGAAATGCCTGGATCGCGATCAAGACCGCCGCCGTCAATACCTGGAATGCCGTGGTCTCCAGCTCGCAAAATCTGCCCTATCGGTTGGGCTATGCCATTGGCCAGGCGGTGGGTTGGGTTGTTCGCCAGTTCAAAGCGCTGCCGGGTTGGTTGCAATCGATCTGGACCGCGATCGTCGATGCGGCCGGGCGAGCCTGGCAGGCGATTCGTTCGGCCGCCGCCGATGCCTGGGCCGGTATCAAGAACGACGCGATCCGTTATCTGATGGATCTACCGGGCAAGCTGCTGGAAATGGGCCGTAATGCGGCCGCTGGTCTGTGGCAAGGCATCAAGAGCGGTGCAAATTCGGCATTGGATGCGGCCAAGTCCATGGGGCAAGGCGTCGTTGACGGAGTCAGCAATGCGCTGCAGGTCAAATCGCCCTCGCGCGTGTTGTGGCAAATCGGCCGGCACGTGGCGGCGGGCTTGGCGTTGGGGCTGGGCGTGGGGGCGGCTCCGGTCACTGCGGCTTGGGAGCATGTACTTGCTCCGCTGCGTGCGCCGATCGCGCTGCCCGCAATGCCGGCTTTCCAGTCGTCTGCCGTTGCTGCCGCATCCGTCCAGACCCCTGCTCTTGCGCGGTCGCTTCCTGTGGATGGCGCTCGGCTGCCGGCCTCCAGGATGTTTTCCCCAGCAGTGGGGTTGACGCCCGCGCTGCCCTGGATGGCTCCCGTCAGCCCGTTGCGCGCCTGGCCGGCTTCCTCTCTGTTGCCTGCGATTCCCCCGCTTCCCCAGGCTCCCGTGAGGCGCTTGGAACAGCATGCGCGCGCCGTCACGATGAACTCGCCCACCCCTGCTGCTGTAGCTCCTCCCCCGACATCCCAGGACTGGGCGCTGCGCCCCGTTCGTGGGGGAGGTGGTGCAGGGCCTGTCACTGTACATTTTGCGCCGGTTATCCATGTTGACGGGAGCGGCGACGCGAAGGCGGATATTGCCAAGGCCCTGCGGGAGCAGATCCCGATGCTGGAAGGGATGTTGCAGCGAGTGGCGGAGCAGCGTGGCCGGAGGGCCTATCGGTGACCACCTTCGCGATGCTGGGAACTATCGTGTTCGAGCCGCTGACCTCGTTTACCCGCGAAGAATATCGCGCGGGGGTCGATTATGCCGAGCATCCCCTGATCGAAGGCAAGCCGGATCTGCAATACATCGGCGCTGGATTGGCTGAGCGCCGCATCGGGTTGGGGTTCCATGCGGCCTACTGTGACCCCCAGGCGCAGCTGACCGCGCTGTATGCGGTGGCGCTGGCCCATCAGCCTCTGACGCTTGTTTTTGGAGATGGCACGGTCAAGGGAGATTTCGTCATTACCGAGGTCAGCGCGGATTACCGCTGGCGCGATCCCGAGGGGCGATTGCTGGCGGCTGAGGCTGAAGTGACCTTGCGTGAGTATGTTCGGGTGCGCTATGTCGATGTGGCCGAAAATGGCGTGGAGCAAGGGTGATGTTGTACCGCACTCATTTGGTGGGCGATGACGAGCGGTGGGATGCCCTGGCGTGGGCCTATTACCAAGACCCTTACGGTTATGAGTGCATCCAACGCGCCAACCCGATCGTGCCCCGCCAGGAGGTCATCCCGGCCGGGACGCGGTTGCGCATCCCGGTGCTGGAATCGACGACCACGACGATCACCACAAAGCTGCCGCCATGGCTGATCCGATAATTGCCGGAACCGAACCGCCTCAACCTAAATTCGAGTTGTGGATGGAACAGCTCGACGGCGAAACCGCGGGGGCGACTGGCAAACAACAGATCAACATCGCGCCGCTCGTGCTGAGCGTGACGTACGCCGACCATATCCATGGCGAAAGCGATGAGTTGGAAATCGAGATCGATGATTTCTGTCTGGAGCCAGGGAATACCGTGTTCAAAGGGGACTGGTTGCCGGAGAAAGGCCAAGGGATCGAGCTGAAGATCGGTTATGTCGGCGGGGCGCTGTTCGACTGCGGACGGTTTGAAGTGGATGAAATCACGTTCAAGGGGCCACCCGACACCCTGACGATTCGGGCGTTGAATGCGCAGGTCAAGAAGCCTCTGCGCCAGGATGATCATCGCCGCTATGAGAATCAGACTTTATTGGCGGTGGCCCAGGCCGTGGCCACCCGCCAGGGGTTGACGCTGATTGGAGCCAACACCGGCAAGATGGCGGCCATCTCGTTGAAGCGGGTCACTCAGAACGGCGAGGCGGACTTGGCGTTCCTGAAACGCCTGGCTGAACCCTACGGCTATGCCTTCAAGGTCACCACGCAATATCTGGTGTTCATGGCGATCGCCGACCTGGAGGCGGCCGAGCCGTTTACAACGATCGACCGGACCGATCTGATCGACTGGGAGCTGACCGACACCACGCGGGAAACCTACAAGAAATGCGAAGTGCGGTACCACGACCCTGACACTGCGGCCGTCATTCTGGGGCAGGCTGGCGATGCGGATGCGGTGAAGAACGACACCTTGAAGGTGACGTGTCGATTGGAGAATCAAGGGCAAGCGACAGCTCGGGCTGAAGAGAGTCTGCGCCGCGCCAATGCGGCCGGCAAAAATGGCCGTTGTCGTTTGCCCGGCCACCCTGGTTTGGCGGCGGGGTGCGCCCTCAACTTGACTGGATTTCAGCGGCTATCCGGGAAATTTCTGATCGAGAGTTCCCGGCATCGGCTGGATCGGTCGGGCGGATATGTATCTGAGCTGGAGGTGCGTCGTGTCTGAGATGCGGATCGGGATTGTGAGCGAGCAGCGGACGGCTGATGGACGGGTTCGGGTCGATTTCAACGACTGCGATGATCAGCGCTCGTACTGGCTGATGGCGTTGCAATCGCGTACCCACACCGACAAGCACTTTTGGCAGCCGGAAGTGGGGGAGCATGTGGCGTGCATGCTCGATGCTCAGGGAGAGGATGGCGTAATCCTGGGGGCGGTTTATTCCCAGCGCGATGTGCCCCCCACAACCGATCCGGATCAAATGACCTTGCATTTTTCCGATGGCGGGCTGATCGAGTACAACCGGAAAAGCGGCCTGATGAGGCTGCATGCTGCACATCGAATGGTCATCAGCGCCAGCGATACCATTGAGATTACGGCGTCATGCGTGCTCATCAATGGTTCTCCGGCATGCCGAATCGGCGATGTCGATAATCGTGGCGATGTGATGGTGACGGGGGCCTGTAACCGATGACCACGTTACCCAGCGCTCGTTACTGGCAGCCCAAGCTGGGCGAGCTGGGCGCGACCGTGAGCGATGCGGATGACATCAACCAGGCCATGGCGATCATTCTGATCACCCGCTGGGGAGAATGCCCGCATCGGCCTGAATTCGGTAGCGAGGTCTGGAAATATCTGGATCGTCCCTGGTCGATGGCGCTGCCGCTCATCACCCAAGCCGCCTTGGCGGCTTTGGCGCGGTGGGAACTACGGGCAACAGTGACCCGGCTGAAGGCGACGCTGCAGGATGAGCCGGGGCATGTGAAGTTCTCCATTACGTGGCAGTGGGCGGGTCAGGCCACAGGAAGCACCACGGAGGTGAGTGTATGACCGTTCGCCCTGAGTTCGTTGCGCGCGACGCTGAAACCATCACTGCGGATCAGGTGACTGACTGGGAGGGCTTTACCGGGAAAACTCTGTATCCGGCGCAGGTGGAACGATTGCTGATTGATCTGCTGTCGTACCGGGAGACCTTGACCCGCCAGGCGATTCAAGAGACCGGCGAACAGAATTTGCTCAGCTTCGCCTTGGGTGATGCGCTGGATGCCCTGGCGGAGCTGTTGGGGGCCTCCCGGCTCAGCGTGAGCGAGGAGGTGGATGGATCGACGGTAGTGACAACCGAGACCGATGAGGCATTCCGCGCGCGCTTGCTCCTGGCGGCCAGCCGGGCGGCGTGTGGGACGCTGGAAACCTGGCGCTATTACGCCATGAGCGTTAGCCCGCATCTGATCGACATCGGCATTGAAGTCCCCGAGCCGGGCCGTGTGTTGGTGTATCCATTGGCTGATTCCGGTCCAGCGGATGCCGCGTTGCTGACCCAGGTCCGCACCCAGTTGAACGATTCAGCGATCCGTCCATTGACGGATGAGGTGGTTGTGATTGCGCCAACGGCTGTTGTCTTGAGCGCAACGGTCAGTCTGATCGTTTCGCGCCGTTATGTGGTCGCCGAGGTGGTGACTGCGGCCCAGACCGTGTTGACCGCGTTTTCCGCTGCCCGCGCCCGGGTGTTGGGGGTGGACTTGCGGCGGGAGCATATCAGTGCAGTGGTGTTGGCGGTATCCGGGGTGATCGGCGTGTTGTCCTTGCCGGCCGAGCTGGATCGGGTGTTGACCGTGGGCGAAGTATTGGAAGGAACGTTTACGGCAGCACTGGGCGAGGTGCGCGATGGTTGAGTGGACCGACCTCGATGAGCGGATGATCCCGGATGCCATTCTGGATGAGCGGTCGCGCGCCTTTGCGGCGTTGCTGACCCGATTTCGCACCCTGCCGGTCGATGCCGCACATATCATGGCGCTGGATACCGTTCCGGCAGCGGTATTGCCCTGGCTAGCGGTGCACTTCGACATCGTGCCCCTCTTTGGCCTGGTGCAATCCGACGCTGAGCAACGGTCTATGATTCGGTCGGCGCTGCGCCTGCATCGGCTGCGTGGAACCGAATCGGGGTTACGGCGCGTGGCGGCGCTGACGGGGACCACCATCCCCTATCTGGTCACGCCACCCGCCAAGACTTTTCTGGGGTATTGGGATGCCGCCAGCCGGGCCGCCTGGCTGGCCCAGCATCCACAGTTACGTATCTATGCCCGCCGTGCCCGTAGTACAGCGACCGGGTTCATGCTGGGCGCGGATTACAGCGATGAACACCTGGTGCGCACCGATGCTCTGTATCGCAGTACCTCCCGTGTGACCCTGCGGCTGGCCGATGGCGCTGAAGTTGAGTTGACGGTCCGCGAATGGCGAATTGAAACGAGCGAAGGGAATGCCACGTTGGAGCTGGCGCGCCATGATCACGCTCCGGGCCTGCACTGCGGCCAGCCGCTCGATGGGTATACCGCGCGTTATACGGCCAGCGAACGATTATGGGCGATCGATCAGACGCAGTATTCCTACTCGGTCCCGGTGATGTCGATTCGCACGCTGACGGCGGGTTATGCCCCATTGTCTGCCGACGTGGAGACTGTCAGTGAGCGGGCGATTCGTTTGGGGTTCGCGGGGTTTGGACTGCCGGTCACTGGCTTGCATCCGACCCGCATGGACACGGAAACCCGTTTGTATCGGCGGGTCTATTTGCATGATCCCGACATTGCCGCGCTCAATAAGCCAGGGTCTGCCTACCTGGGGCGAACCCGATTGCGTCAGCCGCATCATGTGGCCGAAGCACGGCTACGTCTTCCCATGCGCCGGTCGCAATCGGCATTGGCCGGCGGCGCTGGGCCATGGTACCCGGCGGACCGCCAAGCCGACGCTGCATTGTCGCCCACACTCGATGCCCTGAACTGGATGCGCCGCGCCAGCGATCGGATTGGCATCAATACGCACCAGCGTGCTGTAGCCTTGGCTACGCCAACATTGAAAGCTGGCGCCATCCTGGCGGGCCAGTTCATCGAACGCACCTGAGGGTCTATCCATGGAAAAATCCGTCATTTATCGTGACCGGCAAGAATTGCAAGCCGCTGATCTGAACAACACGCAAACCTGGGCGGATGAGGCATTGCGCCATGTGGTGATGGACGCCATCACCTCGGAGCGTCAATTCGTCGGGTTGACCGTGACCGCCTACAGCGCCACGGAAATCCAGGTGTCGATCGGCCGGGTGATCGAAGGATCGACCGGGAAGGTCTACGCCATCGAAACGGCTGAGACGCATAGCCTGTTCTCGCTGATGCCCCTGCAGAATGAGAAATGGTTGGCGGTATCGGCCATCGGGCAAGAGGAACAGGTCAACCTGGAGCCGCGCGATTTCCTGATCGATCTATCGACGCGAGAGGTTGAACCGCAGACTGTTGCTATGCAAAGTCGGCGGGTGGCGGTCATTCATATTGCCTCGGGGTTGGAATCGACCACGCCAGAAAAACCTGACGCACCGACCGGCTATTGTTTGCTGGCGCATGTCCGGCTATCGCCATCGGGTATCCAGGAGGTGGTATTAGCCACCAGCCGCTATCTACCTAACCTGAATGCAGTGGAGGCGCGAGTAACGGCGGCGGAAGGCTGGATTACCAGTGCGACCCCTCGCATTTCAACCCTGATGACCGATGTGGCGGGGTTGGCGACCGATTTGATGACCCGCGCCACCATGGCGCAAGCCATCCAGCTGGGGATTGATATGGCGCGGGTCAAGGAGCGCCTGGAGATCCCTGATAACTATGTGTTCTATGGCGCCGATCATTTCCTGGATGCCGAAGAATCAAACCCGGCTGCGGCTGGATATGCTGCCCTGGTCGAAGAAGGGGTCCGATTCCCAGTCGCGGCCAGTGGATCGTCCGCGCTGGCGCTGTTCAACCCCTTGGATTCGGCGGTGACGGTCAGTGACGATGGGTT